TAAATAAGCTTGATTCTTTAATTGATAAACTCACTAGAATAATATTTCTTAAAATAATAGGAGTATATTGACAGAAAAAAGCTAAAATATTACTCTCTAAAAGTTTTCTTCATAAAAAAGCATCAAAAAATGAAAACTATCATCGTAGCTTTTGTACTCTCAGCAATTTTGATCATTCTATCATTTTTATTTTACATGATTATAAAAACCCATTATAAGAAATAACAAAGAATTAAAAAAGCTCATTTCCGAACCAGAAATGAGCTTATGAAATCCACATAAACCTGAAATACTAAGTATGGCTACTTAGCAATATTAAATTAAATGAATTTCTTTGAAGAATCAATATTTTTTTTAAAAAAGTATCTAAAAAAATTTAAAATTATTACAAATATTATAATTATAGCTTTTAGCAAAGTTAATTTCTTTGCTGCTACAAAAAAGTAAAAGTTCAAAAAGAATAAAACTTCTAAAATTAGTTAACGGGACTAAGAAAACTATTTTTTAAAAGTTGCTTTATAATGTTTGGAATTAAAATAATTTACAATCTCTTCCCCATTATTTTGATTTTTTTCTAAATTTAAGGTTAAAAAATCTAATTCCGATTCCAAATTTATAAACTCGGGAATATATTCTTTGATAGGAGGGGGTGGCTTAGGGCCCCCTTCAGTAATTTTTTGAATAAACCCAGCTAACCATAAAATGTATTCTTCTCTTAAATTATAAGAAGGAATCAAACTTACATCAATCTTTACCTTACAATCATTTTTACTTTTACTCAGTACTTCATTGAAATCAATAAAATTATATTTCAGCTTATATTCTGTACCCTTAATTTCTTTTCGAATCACCTTCATAAGAATATACATATTTTCTAAAACATCTTTAGAAAATAGTTTTTCATTTTTCATTTTTTTGTAAATAGTCTCAGCAAGAAAAAGATATTGTGGCATGTTACAAATTCCATTTCATAATTTCCTCTTATTCTATAATATAGAATTATTAAATTAATATTACAAGAATTTACTCAAAGTTTTTTATTTTAAATTTTGAAGTAATATCAAAATATTAAGATAGTAATTCCTAATAAAAAGGTCTATTTCTTTTTTAAGAAATAGACCTAGCGAAAAAAGCGCTCAAACCTAAAAATGGCTGATTTAGTATTAGCTGCCCTTATTCAAGTTGGTACTATTAAGTAATTTAGAAAATGCTCAATTAACCTCTCTCTTTAAATTTCTCTGCTTCCATCTAGTCCCTACATCTTATGAAATGGACCCCATATTGCATTCATATTCTTGAGCTGCTTCTCTTCGTAGTTAAGCCTTTTTCTGATTAGCTTGAACTTGGGTCGGGGTTAGCTTGTTTGGATTGTATTTTTTTGAGCGTTTTTTGCTGGTTGCTTTAGATTTCATTTGCACCCACCCCCTTTAGCTCTTAACTTTTCAGCAACTAAACGATCAGCTACACGCTTAACTCGATTCCAAACAAAGTTGTGATCAATTTCAGAACGACCTTGATAAATACGTTCAAGTTGAAATGCCGTAACTGAATAATCCACTTCTAAGGCCAGTAAATCCCAATCTTCATTAAAAGCTGTAGCGTAGGGGGTCAATTGGTTTTTCTGTGCCCAAATACGCAATTGGCGAGCATCTGGACCACGCTTTACAACTGGTTTTGGCTTAGATTTGATTAAACCAGTGGAAAGCGCCCATTCAACACAAGTTTCGCAACGACAACATAAACGCTTGTACATAGGGCCGGTGCCGTGAGGCATATTGAGATCACGCCCTAAAGACTCAACCTGTCGGATTTTATTACCAGGATGTTTCAGCCATTTCTTAACTGCTTTTTCTAATGCTTTTCGCTCATCAGATTTAGCTGCTACGTTTGAGTAAGCAACTAATGCGTATTCAGATTTTTTCATATCAATAAATGCGTTCACTGTGCTTTACCTCCACCTATACGAGCATCATCCCAATCACATTCCACAATATCTAAGCCATCATGTTGAAATCTTGACCATAGACGGTCCCCAAGATCTTCGCGGACCTCAGAAAGACTTAGGTTTGAAATCACAACTGTTGGCTTCAACTCGTCATAACGAGTGAGTAGAACCTTATGAACACTTTCAAGAAGTTGAGGACGTTTTTCAGCACGGTCATGTAAACCGTATTCATCAATAATTAATAAATCTTTTTTTACATAGCGTTTTAGCGCTTCATCTTCACTATCACCACTACGGCGATAGGCACCCGCGATATCTTCAGCTAGATCTGCAGACGTAATGTAAATAGCTTCCCAGTTCTTAATGATGATATTTTTCAGAATTGATGAACCTAGATGTGTTTTACCCGTACCAGTACGGCCGACAAGAAGTAAATTTCGAAAAACACCTGAATTGAAATCCATAGTGAACTTTTCACAAGTTTTACGAGCTTTGTCTTGTCCTTTGTGAGTTACTGCATAGTTGCTAAAGCCGCTATTTACATGTCTTTTAGGGATACCAGCTCGAGCCATTTTCAAATTTAAAATACGATTGTTCTTATCGCTTTCATATTTTTCATTTGACTGCTTCATGATTTTTTCAACACAAGACTGACAAACGATTCGACCATGTACATTGATCATTTGTTCTTTGTGGATCTTACAGATCTGGTTTGTATGGGAAATTTTATATTCCAATTTTTGAGGCACTGCGTTCATATCAATTCACCCTTCACAGCTGTGTGAGCAACCGGTTCATATTTCTTTGGCGCGCCCCATTGATCATTTACATTGCGTGGTAACGATTGATGGTTTGACTGTTGACCGGTAGTCATTTCGGGTTTTTCGTTTAGGTACCAAGATGCTTTGAAGGCACCCCAAGGATTTTGTCTTTTCAAACAATATTCGACGGCTTGCTGCAGTGTGATTCCTGCTTTTTGGGCTTCATTCAAAAGTGCTTCAAAAGCGTTTTCGGTGTTTTGAGCTTTCTTGGCTTTACGAACTTGTAAGAACTCAGCAGCGTCTTTCTCAGGTACACCATTTTTTTTCAAAGCACTCTTGAAACTAAATTTTGTTTGAGTCGATGAATCAACTTCGCCAACGGCGGAGTTGTTATTACCTTCTGGATTCTGATTAAAGGTTTCAGGATTCAGTGAATCAGGATTCAGATTAAAGGATTCAGGATTCAGGGCGTTTTGGTCTGAGATAGAAACAGTTTTAGAACCGTTATCTAACTGTTCTTGTTTGTTCCCACTACTGTTTGCTTGATTCGATTCGTTATCTTGATAACTGTTTTCAACAGCAGAACCAGTATTTTGAGGGGCAAACGGTCCTGTTTTATCGTAAAAATGCTTTAAATCAGCTTTATTTAACTGAATTGGTTTTCCAACAATTGTTTTGTTTTTCGGGTTACGTTCATAGACAGTGTAGATACCATTACGGTCAGGTAATTCACTGTCTTTCTCTAGCCCGTGCGGGTTTTGATGTTTAACAAAGTTAACGATATGGATAACATCAATACCATCAGCGTTATATAACTCGATAAAACCGAACTTAGAAATGTTCTCTAACTGTTCTGCAACGTTTATATCGTCTGCAGGAAATAAAGACATTTTGATTTTCTTAGGTCGATTTTCGAGTCGGCCTTCGCGATCTGCTAAAGTCCAAAGACCAATAAATAGCAATCGTGCTTCATAAGGTAATTCAATAATGTCTTCATTCATAAAGAATGAGGGCTTAATATTTCTAGATCTTGCCATTTCTTAAGCTGCCTCATATAAGTGTTCATGTGCAAAATTTGCACGTACTAAAGCTTCAGAGAATTGAGGAGGTACGGAATTACCTACCATTCTTCCCTGTTCTGTCTTAGTTAATTTGATAGTGTTTCCATGTTCATCGATCCCATGATCAATGATGTAAGTAGGTTCAAAACCTTGTGCTGTGAATAGTTCTCTTGGCTGAAGCATACGGAAGCCAATATCAACAATTTGGTGCAGCTCACCTTTAACCATTACAAGACCAAAACGATCACGTGTTGGTATCGTACGAAGTGGCTCATGAATGCTATTTCCGTCTTTCTCACTACCGTAGAAGGCAGTTAGAAATGCTTGTACTAAAGCAAAATGACCCGCACTTGTGGTAATGGTATGTAATGGTTCATCAACAGGTTGACCAATGTTGTTTTTGCGCAGTTTCACCAGGTTGCTAACGACTAAACTGTTATGATCTTTTGCAGTAATCGTATGGAGCGGTTCGCGAATATCACTACCAACAACACCCGTATAATGCTTAGCAATGAACGCAGTAACCAACGCATGATGTCCACCTTTCACCCCTGCGCAAATTGTGCGTAAAGGTTCATCAACAGGCATACATCTTGGGCTTGAAGCATTTGCACACTCAGTAAGTACTGGGGCAACGCTTTTAACCTTATCCATTGGAACAATAAATGGTTCTGGATTATTGATTACATAACGGACTAAACCATTTGCTATACGGCGACAAGTTGCCTCAACTAGAGGTTTCTTACGAGTAAAAATACTTGGGCAAGGAATTGACCAATCTATGCATTCTGCAGTGATTCGCCATGGTTTTAATTTCCCAGTTTTAACTGCTTTGCTATCTGGTGCAGCATGCGTAGGCTTGGGCCAAACTATAGGGAAGTTGTCACGGCGAGCAACTAGAAAAAACCGTCTTCTTAGAGTTGGAGATCCGTAATCCCGAGCACTCATTACTCGCCATTCAACTTTATAACCTTGATGACGTAATGCATTAACAAAGCACCTGAATGTTTCACCTTTGTGCTTTTTACTCGGGAATCCATCTTTTCCTAATCTGCCCCAAGTTTTGAACTCTTCAACGTTCTCGAGCATGATTATACGTGGTCGTGTAAGGTCAGCCCATCTAAGAGCAATCCAAGCTAAACCACGTATTTTCTTTTCAACCGGTTTTCCACCTTTTGCTTTAGAAAAGTGTTTGCAATCTGGACTAAGCCAAACCAATCCTACAGGCTGATTGTTTGTAACTTTTACAGGGTCAACATCCCAAACATCCTCACAAAAATGACGAGTATTTGGATGATTAGCACGATGCATGGCAATTGCTTTAGGATCGTGGTTAATTGCAATATCAACTGGACGACCAAAAGCTTTTTCTAAGCCAGTAGATGTTCCACCCCCACCTGCAAAATTATCAACAATCAATTCATGAGGTAATAAGTTAAGATTGAGGCACATATTCATAGTGCACCACCATTAACTTTTTTAAGCGTTAGTAAAACAGTGAATAATTGACCTGCAGAATATTTAAATGTCTTAACTTCAGTGCACTCAACTAAAAAGCGATGTTCACCAAAATTAACCCTACTTCCTGGTCTATCAAGTGTATAACGGCTCCAACCTTCAGGAATCGGATCACAGGAAAAATGGCCGTAGAATTTTTCAGGTCCACATTTAATGCTACAAAGGGGTTCAGCTACCCAAAAAACTTGATTGAGAAATTTTTTTCTCGCACGAAATTGATTGTTTTCCCCTTCCTTAATTCGCATATTTACCGCTATTTCGCATAATTCCCTATCGCGGATATTTTTAGCTTGGTTGCGGTCAACGATGAGTTTATTTTTCATATCGCTCACCCATCCAATCCAATTAATTTCTTAAATTCAGAAATCACATCTACCAGCATTTTTTCGAGGTATACGTAATCAGGATTTAATTTGGATGGCCCACTTTCCCAAAGCCAGTCTTCACCAAATAGTTCACACATGATTGATCGGTCTTTAAAAGTGAGCTGGTCAAAGAAATTTGAAAAACATTCGAATTCAATTTCTTTAAGGTGTTCATAAAAATTTCTAAGATCTCTTTTGGAAATTGCGCCACTTGATCGACCATCTTTTAATTCAGATAGCTTATTGATAGCTATATATTCAATAACTTCATTACCATCCTCAACATCTACCCACTTTTCAATTTTAGGAAAAAGTTTATTAAGTAAATAAGGAGCATAGCATTGGGCAATGAACTCTTTAAAAGTTGGTTGACCAACATGAGAAAAGAAAGCGGAACCGGTAAAACTACTTAATACGACTGTTAGACGTCCACCGCCAGCACTATATAAATTATTTGGATCAACATAAGCTAAAGCCCAGTCTGACTTATATTCACCTATTTTTTTAAAGACGAACTTTTCCATTAAAAGTTCCCCAATGAAATTGTCTTCTCTATATACAATCTGGCTCATGAGGCGCCACCTTGGTTAACTTTATAAGACTTGCCATAGAGGACCGACTCAATAGTGCTAGTACTTACAGCAAATTCTTTTGCCAAATCTTTAACTTTTGAGCCTGATGCACGTTTTTTCCTAACGCTCTCTACTTGCCCTTGATTAAGTTTTGCATTTATATGTGATGCCCCCTGCTTATATCCACCATGCTGAACCCTATCATTTGCATTATCTTGTTTTGTGCCATAAGCTAGATTTTCGTAACGATTATCGGATGGAATCCCATTTAGATGGCGTACTTCTTGATTTTCTGGAACAGGCCCAATAAATGCATCTGCAACAAGTTGATGAACACCAATTGGTCTTGATTTGCCATTACCGATATATACAGAAACGGTGCGATATCCTTTTGAAGTGGTAAATTGCGATAGTTCTTTTGAGTATGAAAAATCAACTCTATTTAGCCCTTTGGCTAACCTACCCTTGCGACGGTGTGTAAAAACTTTCCCATCTGCAGTGACTGAGTAACTGTTAAACGATGGACATCTTTTCATTGATCAATCCTCCGAAAAGAAATACACCAAACCCAAGGGTTTTCATTCCAAGATTCTTTACCTTTTATTGCTTCCCAATGTTTTTGAAAGTTAAGAACTGGGTTATGAGAATTATTGCTTTGCATAGTTGAATCAGTTTTAGGTTTATCAAAACCTTCAGCCTTAGCATCTACATCACTAATTTCATGTAAACGCTCAACACGGATATCAACTATTTCAAGCAAAACACGTGATGCTTTACGAGGCATACGAGAAGATGGCTTCCATCTAACTGGATAACCCTTTCCCTTACAGTCGTAATAAGCAATTTCATTTGGGTTATCTGCTTTGTAGACAAATGACTCATGAGGAGTTCCACCTAAACTTCTAATTTTGGTGCCATACGTCTCTTGAACAAAAAGCTGGTCGCCAATTGCTCCAAAAGGACAAATTTTCTGAAAATAAGAAGATATTTGTGATTTAGAATCTTCTAAACCAAAGAACTGTCCAAGATGTTCAGCTATATCAATTTTTTTTTGAACTTTACTCTTAATAATTCGGCGTGTTTGCGTCTTAGATCCATTTAAAATGGCCCTAACCATTTCTGAATTAAATAAAATTGGACGTACCGTCATGCTGCACCTTCCTGAGCTGGTTTATACAAGCTCACTTGTTCAGCAAAATTCCATGCACGTTTACAGATATTATTTAAAGACGAGCGGCGTTCCTCTAACCATTGTTCACGCCATTTATTTTTCTCAGCTGGATCTTGAATTAAGTCATAAGCTTTATAGAAAGCAGTACGGTCAAGGTAAGAACCTAACAAAACACTGTTAAAGCTATTTACCAGGTCAAACTTTTCTTCATTTCGAACTTGAATATAAGTTTCTTTAAAATTCAACCCAAAATTAGAAACAAACCATTCGTCATGCCCACCAAAAATAAAGAATGGAACATCAAGGTCGTTTTCAATTCCTTTTGCAGAGTATTGACCGTTTCCAAGTACACAAGTAACTAAAGCAGCAATTTTTAAATTTGGCGCTTCAAATGTACATTTATCACTAGGATTTATTAATTCAAAAATCATTGTTCAGTCCCTACCTCAAATCGTAAATCTAAGAAAGCTTGGTTCACTGGACCTACGTAGCGTGACCAGCCAAAGTTTTCTTGCCAAAACCACCAATTGTTCTGCTCGTCACGCTTCCACGGCGTTCCCTCAGAATCAGTGTGATTGGTTCCTAACGGCCAAACCTTTTTTTCTGAAGTCATGAAATCTCCTTTTGTGCATTGAATGCACGATCTAGAAATTTCTCTTCATCGGTTTGAGTGTTTACGATTTGATGCGGGGCATCTTGATTAATAAGACAAGTTGAGCACTGTTCTTCTTTAAAATCAGTGCATTTGCCTGAGCAGGGATGATTTGCTAAATTACTCACGTTCATTCTTCCAAGGGTTTGAACAGCCATAGACCATTTCCTGTTGGCGCAGGGAGTGGTTTTTTAATATCCGAGTTCTTCATTAATTCCAAAGTCTTCAATGTCATCTTGAAAAAGATCATCGACTGAACCTAGGCGTCCCATATAAGCCTTTGATAGATTCAAAAGCGCTGCCAACTTTTCCTTGTGAATTAACTTGTATTTCTTCGGTACGATTTTTAATTCAAGCAAATCCAACATTGCGCAAACATTCTCAATATCTGACAAGCCATTGTTTTTCTTGTCATTTTTAAATCTTGAAAATGTAGTTGGATCTAGCCCCAACTTTTCAGCAATCTGGGAGTTATTACTGTTTGCAAGAATGCGTAAAACCCTTGTAATGCTATTTCTCGCACTTGCACTCAATTCGGTTGATACTTTGCTCATGGTTTAGTTCCTAAGCGGTTAATTGTTTTGAACAATATTCCTTCCATAAATTTTCTAGTTTTCTTCCTAGATCATATGAAAGGCGTTTCCCACATAACCCGCGCTCTAAATCACTAACGTAATTCTGTGAGCACCCGATTTCTGCGGCTATAAATGTCTGAGTAAGACCCTTTTCCCTTAACTCAGAGATCATCTTCTGCCATTGATTCATGGGCGGTCTCCGATAATTTTTATTAAATATATAGGTTTTCCGATATTTATTCAATAGCCAAACCGATTGAAATATGTATCAGAATTCCGATAGAAGTAACGATGGACAAATTTATGGCTACTTTGGGCGAAAACTTAAAAGCAATTCGCAAAGCTAAGAAAATGACTCAAAAAGAACTGGCTATGAAGTCAGGTGTCAAACAATCTGTAATTTCTGATCTCGAAACAGGGAATGCCAAATCGACAGGCTCTATACTTGAGCTGGCTACCGCACTTGGTGTTACCGCAGAAGAGCTAAAAAAAGGAATTGTCAGTAAGTTTGACAATAATGTTGAGCCTATAACTAAAAAACTAATTCCCGTTCTTTCTTGGGTGCAGGCAGGGACAATGACATCAGTAGAAGCTATCGATCCTAATAAAATAAATGAATGGTTGCCACCACTTAGTGCAGATGATCCAGATGGTTGTTTTTATTTGAGAGTAGTTGGAGTAAGTAATTCCCCTAGATATGAAGAGGGAGACTACATTTTAGTTAATCCAAACTATCAAGTTTGCGATCTAATCGCTGATGACCTCATCGTTGTTAGAAATAATTCAGACGCAACCTTTAAGAAGCTTGTAATTGAAAGCGACCAGCGCAAATACTTGCAAGCATTAAACCCCAACTTCCATCCCAATATTATTGAATTTGAAGATGGTATGGAGCTCGTAGGCTTAGTTATTGATGCATTTAGACCATTAGGCGGATCACGTCCAAAGCGTGTTAGAAAAAGTTAAATTAAGGTTTTAGGTGATATATGGACAATTCAAAACTACCAATCAACCAGATTATTGCTCGTATCAATGATGCAGCTAAACATGGTGAAGCTTTGGTGCTGACTGCTGAAGAGGTAAAGATTCTTTCTAAAGATATTGGCGACAAGGTCTTTATTCCTGTGCTTACTAATGAGCAGGTCGTGCAGTTGGTAAAAGAAGGAAAGCTAGGCCAGAAAATTAATAACACCAAAGATTAATAAGCTGTGAACCCGACACAGTCTTTTAAATGTGGGGTATATCACTTATTAGATAGTAATATTTATTGATGTTTTAGTGTGTAATGTGTAGATTGCCAATAGTTTTTATAGTAGATATTGGGATTATGCAATATGTCTAATATTGAGCAAGATACACGTTTTATTGTTAACAATAATTTGATTAACAAGGGCTGGATCTTGGACATTCAAGATCCAAACAAAAATGTCTTTTTTGAATCAGATATCTTAAGAATTGTTAATAATGAGTTTCTCAAGAAAAGTAAAAAAAGACCCGATTATGTTCTTTTCGATTCACAAAATAAGCGGCCAATCGGTGTAATTGAAACGAAATCAGGTGGAAAAAGCTTAACAAAAGCACTGGATCAGGCAACCGAATATGCTGAAATGCTTGATGCACCTTTGATATTTGCAATGAATAATGGTTTCTGCGAAACACGGCATTTGTATACCCAAAAACCATTATTTATTGATGAAAATGAGGTTAATGAATTAATAAGAGTAAATGAAGCTAAAGAGTTCATATTGCAGGAAACAAATGGTATTTATATTACACCTAAAGAAATTTTAGTCTCTCGCAAAGAGTTAATTAATGTTTTCAAGAAGTTAAATAACTCACTAAGAGGTGAAGGTTTAAGAGCTGGTATAGAAAGGCTTTCAGAATTTGCAAACATTCTTTTTTTAAAATTGTATACAGAGAATGCTAATACAGGTATTTGGAATTCTCTCAAAAGTCTCGATAATGATTTGCTAATTAATACAACTAATAACATACTACAAGATATTGATAGACAATATGGTGCTTCTGTTTTTACAAATTTACAGCTAACCAACCCTGTTGCTGTTAAAGAGATGATCAAAGAGTTGGATAAGTTAAAACTCTCATCAATAGATACCGATATTAAAGGAGATGCTTTTGAGTATTTCTTACAGCAAGCTACAGCAACTAATAATGACTTAGGAGAATATTTTACTCCACGTCACATAACTAAAACCATTGTTAACTTAGTCAACCCTAAATATGGTGAAAAGATCTATGACCCTTTTTGTGGGACAGGTGGTTTTTTAACAGAGGCATTTGATCATATAAAAGATAACACTTTAATTGCAAACAATAGTAGTGAAGAAATCAAGCTTAAACATAATACTATTTTTGGAAGAGAAATTACCTCAAATGCAAAACTCGCAAAAATGAATATGATTCTGCATGGGGATGGGCATAGTGGAATTTGCCAGATAGACACACTTCAAAACCCTATTGAATCTGAATATGATGTGGTTATAACCAACATGCCATTTTCTCAAAAAACTTCTTATTCTCACTTATATGAGAATAAGTTAGCTAAAAACGATGGTGATGGAGTATGTGTTCTACATTGCTTTAAAGCAACAAAAAAAGGAGGGCGAATGGCATTAGTAGTACCTGAAGGCTTTCTTTTTAAAGCCGCTTTAGCTCCAGTAAGGAAGTATTTATTTGAAAACGCCCAACTAAAAGCAGTAGTTTCACTTCCAAAAGAAGTTTTTCTGCCATATGCAAAAGTTAAAACCAATATACTCTACTTTACCAACTGTCATAATGGTAGAACAAATTCTGACGTTTTTTACTACAATGTGACAAATGATGGCCTAAGTTTAGATTCTTTCCGTAGAAAAATTGACGAAAATGATTTAAAAAATTTAGATTTTGCTGATTTAAATAAGAGCGACTTTGATAAATATTATAATGAATTAGGTTTCTTAAAAGTTAATCCAGAATTAATCAGAAGCAATGATTATATTTATAATTATGCTCACTATAGTAATTCACATATAAAATCAAAATTCCCAACTATAAAACTAAAAGAACTCCTATCCTTGTCTGGCAAAGTCAAAGTGGGAGAGGATACAAATATACCTATTATGAGTATCACTATGGAACATGGCTTAATTGATCAGCATGAGAAATTTAAAAAACGAGTCGCAAGTTCTGATATTTCTGGGTATAAAAAGGTTTTTAAAAATGAACTTGTAATGGGGTTCCCTATAGATGAAGGTGTTCTAGGATTTCAAAAATATTACGATGCTGCTGCCGTAAGCCCAGCATACAAAATCTTTAGATTAAAACGAGAAGTTAATGTAGAATATTTGGATTTGATTTTGAGATCTAATTCTCTAAGAAAAATATACAAAAGTAAAATGCAAGGCAGTGTAGAGAGACGACGCAGTATTCCTGATGAAATGTTTTTGAATATTGAGATCCCGAATCCTCCTGAAGAGGTTAAAGATCAAATAGTAAAACAACATAAACTAATAAAGGAAATTGAGAATAGTCTCAAGGAAAATCAAAAAAAATTGCGTCTAAAGACAGAAGCATTATGGGAACTTCCTCAAAATTACAACTAATCCCCCCTTCGAACCCACCACCACGGTGGGTTGGATGATGCTAATCTTAAGCTGAAATTAACTCTAACTTATAACCGGCGCACATCAAAAAGCGGACAAAAAGTTATTGATACAGTAGCTTCATCTATGAGACATAATGATGACTATGTTATTACTCTAGAAGATGGAACAAAGGTTACTGCTGATAATTTAAAAATGAGTGGAAAGATTTCCGTTGAAACGATTAATAATAAAGTTTATAACGATGGGCTTAAAGTTCAGTTGTATAATTGGATGACCACCAATATTAATTTTGGCGATTAAATATGGCTAAACGCTACTTACCGTTCTATAACAATGCTAGATTTATTGCGCTAGTGTTAGTAGCCTTTTTTGTCATTTTTTCAATATCTTTCAGATATTTGGATTTAAATATCAGTATTAGCTTAACCCAATTTTCGTTTGTTTTGCTTTTGCCCTTAAGTCAAATTTATTTAGCCTATAAGGGCATGCTAGATGCACTCAAACTTGATGGATTAAGTCAGTCTGAGAGAGACAGATTAACTTCAACAGTAGATATACGAAGTAAGTCGTCCTTATATGTAGCTATTCTTTTTATTGTTATTGTTTTTAGTATATTTGTCCTAAATTCAATAAATTTACTTACTGAAAAGCATTTGTTGGCTTTAATCCTATCAATCGGGCTTTCTTCAATTGTTAGCTTTTTTTTGGCTTGGAGTGATTTAAGAGAAATCTCAATGTTGGAAAAAACTCTTAAAGCACGTAAAGAATCAAGGGAAGCTAAGGCAAAGGTACTAAACAATAAATAAATTTTAACGATTTATTATCATCCAACCCACCCAGTGTGGGTTTTCTTTTGTCTATTAAAGCATAAAAAATCGGATTTTCTATAAAAATATCGGATTACCTATTGACTAATAATATCGGAAATGCGATATTTATCTCACAGACAACAAAAAAGCACACCCTACTTTCTTGGCTGACCTGATTACTCAAGCTAAAGATCACATTAACACCTTAACGCCTGCTTTAACTTGCTCTGTGCTGAACCGTAAAACTGTAAAACCCATCATTGCTGCGGAGTTGTATTTCTCCATATCCCCTATATAGCCTTTGCCCCTTGTATGACGGCCTCCACTCCAGATCCCGCCTTCAACCTCAATCAAAATTTTTGTACCAATAATCAGAAAATCAGCTCTCCATTTGCGTTTTGGATGGAACTTATATTCCTGTTCAAAACCGATCTTGCATGCTCTTAAATGCGTTGCCAGAACCATTTCACCCACACTTGGTTGTCTGGCAACTTGCTTTGCTGAACGCCGCTTTTTATTTTTCTTTATCGGAAATAACTTGCGGTATTCAGCAATGCTGACTGATGACATCAAGCACCACCTTTCAGCAAATTTTTCAACTGATTAGCAAAGCAGTTATAAACTCGTGCTTTATCTTGATCGCCAAAAAGGCTTGAAGCATGAGCATCGTGTTTATACTTTTGAACTAGGTTTTCAATTGAACTTCTTAGCTCAACTAAATTCGCTTGTTGTTCTTTTTGAATCTCCCAAGCCCACTTTCCAGATTTACCCTCAAACTCACTCATGGCTGGCTCCTTTTTCTGCATCACACATTTCACATTTATCTATATGCCCCCACCCATCATCTCGAATGAAGCCAAACCCCTTACAAGCCTTACATTTGACTTTCTTTTTCTCACCCACCAAGAAATATCGATCTTTCTGGTTGTAGGTAATATCAATAGAACCTGAGTAATAGCGCCTTAACGCCCCATCAATATGAAATTCGTGTGGACCTACACAAAACATCCACCCCGAACCCCCGCCGCACTTTGTAAACCATGTGAAATATGCTTCTCTCCATTTCACATAACGGCCAGACAGATGAGGAGTCAACAATTCAATTAAACGTGCTCTAAGCATCTCCATGCTTGCTGACATATCTCCATAGTGATATTCAAGATCGTAGCTATACTCGCCTGTGTTATATCTAGTTGGCATGAGATTCACCGCCTCCGTATATTGATTCGTGGTCGCGGATAGCAGTCATCACACGCTTAATTGAAATGGAACCATCTGGAATGAAGTCGCAAAAATCATCAAGAAAGCTCAATCTCCCATTTCCCACCATGCGAACATGCGTGTAACCAACATGCTTATCTGTCGTAATGAATGCAGGCGTTAGCTTCTCAACTCCACCTAAATCGCTGATGATTTTCAAAGACTCCACCAGACGTTTAAGCTCAACCAAATCTACAAAATACTTCTCACGATCTGCTGGGCTGATTTCTACACTTTGACCACATTGGAACTCATAACCCTCGTTCCATTCAGTTGCGTTATCGGGTGCTGAATCTACGATTTCCTTCGCGTATTGCAGTCCTTTATCTCTAATCAATTTAGATGCTTTCATGCATTCGCCCCATCAATTAGCTGAAGAATATTTCTAGGTATTGGCATACCTTCACGGCGGCACATCTCAGCGTATTCGTGCGGATTGTCGAAAGGATCTGGACCTAATTCTTTTGCAAGCTCAGGCTCTTTTTCTTTTGCCTCAAGTTTTTGAACTGGTGCAGGTTTACGACCATTGATTTTTAATCTTTCCATCAATGATTTGAGATGCTTTTGAGCCTCGTCATTGCTCACAGGAACGTGTTTAGGTTCTTTGTGTTCTAGTTGTAGCGGTGGAGCGTAAAACTCTTGCTGACGACCTTTCAATTGAGCTTTAGCCACCATCACGTTATAGGTTCCGAAGAAATTATCTTGAGCTGCTCGCATTTGGCCGGCTTCGATCAAATACATCACTTCGTCTAATGCATATTTTGTAATTTGTGTAATAACCACGGTACTGTCAGTCGTAAACTTACATGCACGTGACCAAGCTTCCTCTGGAGACATCCAACTTTCACCAATACACCAGGTGCGAAACTCAGCAAATGACGGCATAAAACGTCCACCTGCTGTAAGTAATCGAGCAAGTGCGTTGTTAAATTGGTTTTGTTGAACGCCAACCAGTGTTTTAAGTGCGATTTGCTCAACCACTGACAGAGGAATTGCACTTTCGCCTGTTGCTGGAAATTGCTTATTGAACTGAGCAGCGTAAACAGTGCGAAGAGAAGCGATTAATTGACGCACTTCGTTCAAGGTAATCTCATGCATGACCTACCTCCTCAATCATTGGAAACTTTTTTGCTGGGGTTACATCCACGATTTGAGATTCGCTCTGTTCTTCAAAAAGATTAGCGAAGTAACCCGACTCTTGTGGTTTTTGACCGGTTGAAGTGATTTGCTCTTGTTTCTTGCGGTTTGCAGCAACTTGTTTCTCGTTGTTTTGAACCCAAGAGAACCACTTAACCAACCAGATGCTTGGTGTATTCAACGAACTTGATTCGTTTGCAAAGTACCAGTCACCGAAATTTTGAATCATGGTTCTCAAGTCGATTTCAGGTACCGAAACAAATCTTTGTTGAGCAAGTGAAATGAAATCGTATTGAAACTCGCTGTATTCAGAAATGAATTCACGCATTGAGTAACGCTTGTGATCATCGATCTGATACTGAGCAAATTGAATTGGAGTTAATTGCGAATTTTCTCCACGCGTATTACTACTACTATCAATAATTGGTTCTTGGTTTATGGTTAATGGTTTATGGTTATTGGTTGGTTGCACATCCGTTTGTTCTTCGTTTAACAGATTTTCAACGACCGTTGAATTTTCGTTAGACGCTTGATCATCTTTTGATGAATCACTGTTGGACGAGCCTTTCTTTTTCGCTGCACGTTTTGCAGCAGACGCCTTACCAGCCTCACTCGCTTGTTTCTTTTTCCCGTGATATTCAGCAATTTCTCGTTCACAACGATTATTGCGATAAACACCTTCTTCAAGAATGAAAAACTCATCAAGTACATATTTGAGAGCTTCTTTTTGCTCTTCGGTAGTACATTGCAAACGACGTGCTAGACGATCAATGCTTGATGCATCAATCGCCTTCTCCGTGTCGTAATACATGTCTAATAAGTCGCGGTAAATCGCACGCTCAATTAAACTGAGGTGGCGAGTCGCATTGTTAAAGTCACCAATATGGTGTTGGTAATAATTCATGCGGCCCCCTTAATTTGTTGCGTAATAAATGGATTATTTGCTCTGGCGATGGCAGCCATTGGATATGGAGAAACGGAGTTACCAACCATAAAGACTTGATCTTTTTTAGATAGAGGCTTTCCATCGCTCCCGTATTCAATTACGTATGAATCTGGAAACCCCTGCGCTCTAAAAAGTTCACGTGGTTTAAGCATGCGTATGCAGATATCAACAATTGCCCAAGGTTCACCTTTGATCCAAACAGTAACTAGGGCTAAACGATCTTTAGTAGTGATCGTATCCATTGGCTCAGTGATACTTCTTGCGTCTCCATTGCCGTAGTAGTTAATTAAAAATGCAGCAACACGAAGAGCGCCCTTATAGTTATCTTTGCTCAACTTGGCAGTAACTAATCCATGATGCCCACCTTTCACTTGTGCACATATGGTTGATAGAGGCTCATCAATTGACCAATTCCGCTGTTGAGAAGCGTTTGCAAACTCTGTAATAAACGGAACAAGGATTGGACTTATTAAAGAACTATGTCCGCCATAACCTGCTGTAGTTGTTGCTAATGGTTCACGTATGTCATGACCAAAACTTGTACGGAAATCACGGCCAATAAAAGGTGTGGCAGAATTAACAAAAAATGGCTCTTTAGTTTCAATGACATATTTTTGAATACCTTTAGCTATGCGTTTTAGAGTTGCATCAGCTAGAGGACCTTGCGGCCTATCAAAAATAGAATTTCCTAAATCTGAAAAATCAACACATTCAACTGTTGAGCGCCATTTTTTTAAATTACCCTTAGGTTTCTTTGAGAAGTATTTTTCTGGCCATACTATTGGTTGCCCATCACAGCGGGCAATGAGAAATAATCGCTCACGTTTTGTTGGCGCTCCGAAGTCAGCAGCAATAATATTTTTTTGCCACTCAACTTCATAACCAAGTTGTTCAAGACTACGGACAAAGTGTTTCCAAGTTTTACCTTTCTTCTTGGGGTTTGGTACTAAGAATTGATTGTGGCGAGGAACTCGCTCACCAGGCTCTGCAATTCGATTTACCTTTTTGCCATTAATATTAATTTTATCGAGAGTAATGACTCTGCCTGTTGCTTTGTCTCGTTTTGCAATTAAAGGTCCCCATCCTAAGATCTGCTTAACATTTTCTAAACTGATCACATCAGGTTTAACTTTGCCTGCAAACTTAAGAACAACCCAAGAAAGGTCACGTATTTCTTTTTTACGTGGTTGTCCGCCAGCAGCTTGCGAATGATGTGTGCAGTCTGGGCTTGCATGAAACCAACCGACTTGATGACCATCACAAATATCAATTGGATCTACTGCAAATACATCTTGAACATAATGCTTTGCATGGGGATGATTAGCCTCATGCATAGAAATTGCTTTTGGATTATGGTTTACAGCAACATAAACAGGCCTGTTTAACCCCATCTCTAATCCAGTGCTTGCACCACCACCGCCAGCAAAGAAATCTACGATGATTTTTTCAGAAAAATTTAAGTCGAATTGAGTTCTAAAAGAACGAGCAGCATCAACAAATGTATTCATGCTTCACCGCCTTCTTTAATCTGAATGTATGTGCTACCCAAGAAGCGAATACGATCAGCACGGCTAAGGCTTCTAATAATTTCCTCAGCATGGTTGTACGTAATACGATGCTGACGCACTAAAACCTCTTTAAATTCATCTCGCTTTACAGCTGCATTTTTAGTATCAGCTTTGATTCGCTCTAGGTTTTCTTCACACTTTTTGATTAATGCTTTAAGTGTGTGGAGAGCCGGTTCAAACCAGCTCTGGATTATTTGTTCTTGATTTGATAGATTATTCGTGTTCATTTGATCCACCTCATTTGAATGCCTAGAAGCCTGATCTCGACCATCAGGCTTTTTTAATTTCTAGAATTTGGGATTCTGGGTTTACCCCGATCTTCCCTAGTAATCCTAAACGCTCCCTTTTCTTCCTATTTTTTTCAGCTCTTTCAAGCATTAAGCTAACCTCATGATATTCACCCATAATGGCTTTCTCTAAGAGGATTACGGCTTGATGCGCATAATCTTTACCTCGGACATCCGAGATCAATCTCAAACGCTCCATCATGTCAGGGAGCATCTTCAAACGAAGATCTTCTTTTTCAAGGCTCATGAAACTCTCTTAAATGGTAGTGTTGGTTCTTGTTCAAGCAGCTTAAAAGCAGCAGCTTCAGGCACAAATTCACCCCACTGGTAAACTGCTTGACGGCTAATTTTTAAGATTTTTGCGATTTTTGGCGCATTGAACCGAGCCAAAACATCTGATGTTTTCATCTCAATTCGCATATTAATTCCTAACTTCAACTTTACTTTGTCAAGTCTACTTTACGAATAAATGTTTAGCAAGCTTTGCAAATGAAAAGTTAAGATTTCTTTACATTTTACATATGGCAATAGCCATGAGATTTACACTATGAGCACTCTACAAGAGCGAATGTCTTTAGCTATAAAACACTATGAGTCTGAAACAGGTAAAAGATTCAAGAATACTGATTTAGCTAGATTTGCAGGCGTTAGTAGAGCTAATGTCGGGCTATGGGTAAATGGGCCAACACAAGAACTTGAAGGCTCAAATTTAGTAAAAGCTGCCGAGTTTTTGGGGGTTTCTAAAGATTGGCTTGCTGGTCAAAGCAACAAAATGGATGCTACAAAAATTGATAATAATGTCTCCAAGAAAGTAGCAAAATTAGCACCTGTTCTTTCATGGGTTCAAGCTGGAACTTTTACCAATGTGCAATCAGTTGATCTATCAATGGTTGAAGAGTGGCTCCCTTTACCTGATGAATGCACTAATTGTTTTTATCTAAAAGTTCAAGGCGTTAGTAATCAACCTGACTTTCTAGAGGGTGATTACATTCTTGTTGACCCAGATGTTTACTACAGTGACATGCAATCTGGCGATATGGTTGTGGTCCGAAGATTTGAAGATGCAACTTTTAAAAAGCTTGTTATTGAGACAGATGGATCTCGTTATCTACAGGCTCTAAATCCTAAATTTGAACCAAATATCATTCCTTTGGATGAGCATTGTTATTTCGTAGGTCAAGTGGTTGACTGCATGCGATATACATATAGAGCAAAAAGAAGAACTAGACCAAATTGATAAAAAACGTGGCCCGACGCAGAATTTTAGAATTGATCGGGGAAATTATTATAGATTATTGAGGGAATTCAAATGAGTATAACTGTCTTACCTAGCACTGCATACATAACTTCTCATGAGTTAATTAGTGGTGGGGTGATGGGAGCAACAAGAAAAGCTAGTATTGAATGGGATGATGGGTCATTGCGTAAGTGCTACGTAAAGGTGTATCCAAAACAGGACAGGATAAGAAAAATATTCAATGAATTGACTGGATTTTTAATAGGTAATGCTTTGGGTATATTTCAGCCTGATAGTGCTGCCCTAATGCCATTAAACCAATTGTTTTATGCTGATTATGGGCTAAATACTGCTAATGAAGAATCTGAGACCTGGGCATGGGTTACTTCTGAATGTGGGCAAAGCGTATCTGGAATCTTTCAACTTAATAAATCCCAAGCTTCTCTAGAGAGAAATATTGAAGACACAAAAAATAAATATATTAATGCAATTTCATTAATATGTGATCAAAAAAATATTCCTCAAATAATCGCTTTTGATGATTTCATTGCAAATGATGACCGGAATATTGGAAATCTAGTGATGACAGGAAATGGCAACATGGGAGTAATAGATCATGGAGAAATTCTAGGTAGAATAGATTGGATAAAAAATCTAACTCAGCTTGACAAAAGTCAATTTTTCTTCAATAAATTGCTTTATATTCTCGATCAGCATAATGCTATTAAGCAGCAAACAACTTTTACAGTTAAAAGTAAAGCAGTAGAAGCTATTGGTGAGCACGAGCAAGCTTTTATTTCTATACAAAAGCAATTACTCACCTGGTGGAAAAATATTCTTGAAATTTCAGACATACCTGAAACTGATCATCCAAGATACTTGGATCATTTATTTGATTTTTTGCACTACCGTTGCCAACAACCTAGTGCACTATTTGCCAATCGAATAGGACTGGTGGCTTAAATGTCTTTACTTGAACGTCTATCTAAAGCAAAAACAACACCTTTATTAACTGGTGAATGGATGACAATAAAGTGGACGCCAGATCCAACAACACGCGAGTGTTTTAATCTTGGTGTTGTATTGAAAACAGAAAATGAGATTTTTGTTCGCACTATTGATGGTGATAGCTTTAATAGATTCTCATGTATGTTTGGTGAGGAGATGAAATTTCATGCCCAACGCATTACAAAACTTGCAGAATCATGGGCTAATGAAGGCTGCCTAGAATTATCAAGTCAATTGATTTTTGATAATCATGGGTTTATTCGAGGCAAAAGCGGAAGTCAGCTTATTGATCATTTATTTGATATAGCTGTTCCTTTGGGTCGTCCTATTATTGCTAAAAAAAGAAAAAACTCAGGATTTAATGCTTTTAACTTTCAACAGCTCAGTAATAGTTTATTGGATGAATTAAAGCGGCAAGATCATGATGGATTTAGCTTTAATAAACTTATACCAAGCTCTCGCTATATTGAAATCAATAATCAAAATATTCATGCTCCTTTAAGACCTGTAGATAGTGATGCTGTTGGTAATTGGGCAAGTGTTGTATTTTCTGATCCAGCAAGAATTAGAATTGATTACTTACAAGCGATCAATGATTTAAGAACAGCATCAGATCACTTAAAAAAGAAACCATATCTATTTATTTTAAAACCTGATAGCGACAATCTGGAGCACTTAACACCATATAGAATCGAACAGATCGATGAGATTGTTGACAAATTAGATAGTACATTGAAGCCACAAGGTATTGAGTTGTACAGCTCAACATCTCTAGAAGGTCTGGCAAGTGAGATATATGGGTGGGAAAAAGAAGTAGCCTAACCATTTCAATACTATACCTAACCCACCACCACGGTGGGTTTTCTTTTTTATCAAAATAAAATGTTTAGTTTAGTTTAGTTTACATTATTTTGTAAATCACACTTTACATATTTAATTTTGTAAAGTAATCTTTACCTCGTAGACTATAAAAAAGCACACCGACTCTTCTACCTTCCGATGTGCTTTTGCAAAACTGCGAGATTAATTATGAACGTAAAAGCTACCCCTTTCAACTCATTTGCATTTGTCAGCATGGCTGCTCTTGCAATCTCTGGTGGTTCTTTAGTTGCTTGCCAGCTACAACCAGCTTTCCAAACAAAACACGCACCTACTCTTTTTACACCTAAAACTCAACCAAGTACTTACGGTGTGTTAACCGCAAAAATCACAGGTAAACATTCTGGCGTTGCCGTCATCAAATTAGATAGCTTCCGTTTAAATGTGAGCTTTGATTTTGAAGCCCATCCTGACAGCTACGGCGTTCCGGGTTCTGAATTCACCGCTGTTGATATTACACAACTCACAGTAAATGAAATCACTGATGTTAATGGTAAGTCATATAACGATTTCACCGAATTTGAAGACATCCGCAACATCAATGGCCTTCTAAAAGGCTTCATCGAACGTAACAAGTTGGTGGAGGCTTAAAGATGACTAATTTCAAAAAACACCCTGACGGCTACAAGTCTTATTTGGGTCGTGATGATAAGGGCCTCTACTCTGTTCGCATTGGCTGGCAAGTGTACGCATCTAATGCTAATGGCTCAGTTCTTTACAAAGTTAAAGACGGAGTTAAGACGCCTTTAAATGTGTCTAAGTTCCAAACTGAATATCCGAAAGTTTGGAATGAACTCACACAAGAAATCGATTTTCAACGCAGAAAGCAGCTCGCTATAAAACTGCGTGAAACAAATATCCCTACTTATGACCGCAAAAACTATAAGCGTTCTCGCGGCTTCACCGGCTCTAGATGAGGATAAGAAAAATGACAACTGAAAACTCAAAAGACAACTTGCATATTTGGAATGCAGTTAAGCAAACGCCTACCAATTTTCTTAAAAAAATTGAGTTTGGTTATTTAAAAGGTAAATCAGATATTAACCCTCAATGGCGATTAATGGCTATGACTCAGGCCTTTGGTCCCGTTGGTCATGGCTGGACTTATAGACATGTACGTTTATGGTCTGAAACTGCTCCAGATGGAACCATTATGGCTTTTGCTGAAGTAGCAGTAAAAACCAAGATTGATGGTGTTTGGGGTGAGGAATTTTTCGGCAACGGCGGTTCAGCAATTGTTGAAGTTCAAAAGGGCAAATTAGTAGCGATTGATGAAGGTTATAAAAAGGCCGTTACTGATGCTCTTGGTGT